TACTGTTATAAGCTAAAGAACCGTCACCACCAGAATCTGTAACAGAGATAGCACTTCTAGCTGGGGTTGTAACTCTTGCTGTTGTAAAATAAACATTACTAGAGCCTTCCGATAAATTATCAGTGTCGTGATTAGATAGACTTGAGACTGTACCAGTTAGTGCAGCATCTGACCCATCTGTACCATTCTGAAGAACTACAGTTCCATTTGTAGATAATACGTCACCCTTTACGTTACCTGTTAGTAATCCTGAGAAACCGCCGTTACCTGTTACTGACCCTGTAAAAGTAGAGGGGGGTGTCACACTAAAAGTACCCCCTACAGTAGAGTTACTAAAATCTACATTCCCTAAAACAGTTAGGTTGTTGTCTAAGGTTGCAGCAAGTGTTACATCTAGAGTGCCTTGAAAGTCAGCATTAGCGCCAGTAAATTGAAGGGCATCTGTAGTACCAGACTTAATTGTCATATTACCAGATACATTGTTTAGGCTACCAAAGTCAACTCCTGCATCTTTTAAGAGAATGTTACCGCCAGCGACATCTACAGTCATATCACCAGCAACATCTACAAGAAGGTCACCTGATGAAACGTCTAACTCATTATCTGTAAGGGTCATATAACCACTACTACCAGCTACTACAGTATCCCCATCAAGAGTAGCCGCTGATACAGTAGAGCCAAATCTACCGTTTTTAAATCTGGCACTAGACGCTGAACCACCAAGATCTATAGTGTTATCACCATTAGGTAACACTTGAGTTGAGTTTACCGTAATTTGTCCTGCAGGGCCAACCTTTTCAATAGGCGCTCCCGAATCAGATAAACTAGGATCGTGATTATGACCAGATGCACCAGTGAAAGCAGTTTGAACAGCATTAAACTCAGCATTAATGTCATCAGCATCAATAGCTTCACCATTAGCTATCTGACCTGTAGTATCTTGTCTTGTATATCCTGCCATTTTAGTTTATCCTTACTGTCTTTCGTTAGTTCTAAATTCTAACACTGCAGTGTCTAATTTAAATGTTGGGTTAGTAGAGTCATCTTCATACCTAATTGAAACCGTCTTACCACTACCTAGCGCAAATGTTTCATAAACCCTGTCAGCAAAACTTCCATAAGTAGATGTATTGTAAATAGAAGTTGGAGCGCCATATAAAGATACTGCACCCGCCGTACTTACAAGAGTGCTTGTAGGGGGGTCAATCGTAGTGCCCTTACCTTGACCAGCAAAATCGTATGATAAGTTTATATCTAGACTAAGTGTAGCTGTTGGTTCTACATAGGTAGTAACTCTATAAAAAGTTTTTCTTATTTGAGGATCTTGAATGGGCATATAAGGAGATTCATAAACACACCTTATGTTTTCAGAGTCAAAACTAGATCCAAACTCCATCTTATAAACGTATCCTGAGTTATTACCAAATACGATAGTTTCAGAGTTTCCAGTAATTAGGCTGTCAGATACGTTTACCTTCATCCCCTTTAATGTAGCCCAAGCTATAGAGTCTGCGCCTTGAGCGGAAAACTTTGTTGCAAGTAGTCCGGGTGATAAGTCTGAGGGAGTAGCTGCGTTATAACCAAATATTCTATACTGAGCTTTTTCTCTTATAACTAAAGAAGAGAAGTTATTAGCAAGCTTTAGAAAATACTCCGTATCTTTTTTAATAGGAGCAGATGCAACAGCTAAACCAAAATCACCAATTCTATCAGTAGCAGATAATAATCTAATACCATCAGAGGATAGGTACATAATATCTCCACCAACCTCTTGAATAGTCTCTTTTGCAGTACAACCAATATCTAATGTTATAGGAGATAAATTAAAATCTGAAATACTATTACCGACGAGCTTATGTACAGACCTTTTAGTAAAAATTATAAGCTGATCCCTAAATACTTTTAATCCTTCTATTTCAGATCCTAGAGATAGGTTACCAGCACCATTAGCTGCAGAAAAGTCCGTCTCATCAAAGGGTGCGCTGAATACAAGGTTAGCACCACTAGCAAAGAAAAAATGGTTTTTAAAGAACTCTACATCTGATGATGCAGCTATGTCTGGAGAGTTAGAAGCTGACAAAAAAGTAAAGGTGTCATCAGTGTCATTATAAATAGCTGGAAAGTTAACTCCATCTACCAATAAAGTTTTCTTTTTACCGCCCAATGTGACATCAACAAAACGAACTCTTTGGCCTAAAGAAGCAGCGGTTCCTCTTAAAGTCCACCCACTTCCTTGACTTTCGTAGTATTTAGTAACACCACCATCAGCCCTAGCCGCTAAAACAAAGTTAAGACCTAATACCTTAGTAAGTAAAACATCACCTGACCCCGGTAGAACTGTAGTATCAAACTTAGCAAAACCTTTTATTTTAGAATACCCTCCACTTGTAGATGGTTCAAGGTTCTCTAAAATAGTGGCTGAACCTACAGCATTTACACCCTGTTGAAGAGGGCTTAGGTTTGAAATAAGACCCCCTTTAAATTCTATAGGAAATGTTTGATACTGTATAGCCATTAGTAATGTACTCTAGTGTCTCTTACATAGTTCGTTCTATTTATAAAGGTACTTCTTAAATGCTTAATACCCATAAGGAACTTTTGCTGTAATGCATTAGCAGCTTGCATATCCCCTTTAAACATAAACAAGTAGTACATAGCACCATCCACAATAACGTGTCTAAAGTACTCTGGTAAAGAAGGAACATCTGTGTTGTTAACTAAATCAACAGGTAGTCTGTAGTACTCATAGAAGATAGTGTAAGCTTTGTCTGGGGCAGGTACTAGTCCGTATTCTCTGCTAGGAGTTTGGAATACATAACGGGGCATACCTTTTAACTCAGAGTTATACTCGTAATCTGCGTATTTGTCAAGATATTCTTCGTATGAAATCAATTTTAATTTAACTGTTTCATTACCTAGTGTAGCACTTCTAGCTATTCTAAAGCTATCCCAGTCAACAGTCTTAGCATCCCCGGGAGTGGAATACCTAACAATGTTAGCTGTAAGTGTCTCTTCTTCCTCAGAGTGATTAAAAGGCCACTCATATTCGTGTTGATTTATAAAGTTAATTGAGGAGTTAACAGAGTCCTTAATAGCAGAATAGTAACCAGTAACTGTATCAAAGTTAGCTGTTGTAAGCTCTACCTCATTAGACCTTCTGTTTATGTCGTTAACTATACCTAAAAAGTCGTATGCCATATTACTGTTCCCGCATTCTTATTTTAATAGATCTCTCTACAGTATTAGCTAAGTTGTTAGTTATACGACAGGTAAACTTGTAGTCAATATTGTTTAGTCCACCAGCAATATATATTGTCGCAACTGTGTCAGTATTAGTCGTAGACGTAATAGTTATATTATTGAGAGTTTGCCCAGCCGTGATCTCTTGCATAACACGGTTCTCATCTCTAAGAAACCATTGAACACTTGATATTGTCTTATCACCTAGAAAACGTGACCAATCAACACTATAGTCAAGTGTTTCATCTGGGTCTTTGTTAGGCCACCTAAACGCCATTTTATGATCCTTTACTTAGTAATGTAGATAAACCTGTCAAAAGGTGTATCATCTTTTTCTACGAATACTGTTCTAAGTTCTTCTACTATGACAACAGTTCTTTCATCAGATGTACTTGGCATTAAGCAGCCCTCGAAATATAAACAGTTCTTGCTCTATCATAAGCATTCTTAAACTCTTCAAAGTTAAACCCATCTGTAGATAGTGTTATAGAACCTCTACCCACAGTAACTAACGGTAAGGTACTTAGTTGTACAGATGCGTTTATTACACCCTTTACTTCATCAGAAGCATTGAAAGCAGAGCTTGCAGAAGGCAAAGTTACACTAACGTTTATAGTTAGAGTACCTACTTGACAAGGACTTTCAAGCCTTCTTAGTACAGCTTCCTGTGATTCTACTCCACCAAACTGAACGGCTGTGACGGATTCTACACCCGTTACATCTACTATTAGGTTAGTTCCAACCTGACTAGATATACTTGTAACTGATGCTACAGAGTTAACTTCAACGGAAGAGTCATTGATAGTAGATAAGTTACCTGCCTGACCTTCAGAGCCTACACCTTGAAGTAGGTCTGTAGAGTTACCAGATAAGTTTCCAACTTGTGTGGAAGTGCTTACATCATCTAAAGTTGATCCACCACCAGCAACAATTTGACCTACGGATACTTGAGAAGATACCGACAGTGAGAGAGAAAATAAATCTGTTACAGAGGCTTGAGAGTTTGTAGTATCAAGTATTACAGAAGAAGATACTGACTTATTAACATCGTTTACTGAAGATGTAAAGTCTGCAGAAGGTAGTGTCTTATTGCTTGAGTGTACCTGAGTGACAGATGTTAAAGCTGCTACGCTAAATGTTGAATCAAGAGTTTTACTACGGCTAATTAGAGTTTCTTCTAAAGTCTGTGCTTGAGCAGAAGATGAAACCCCAGATCGGAAGAGCGCGTGTAGGGAAAGAGTGTAGATCTCGGTGGTCGCCGTATCATTAAAAAAAA